TCACCCATAAGGCGCAGGACTTCGCTCATGTCGTCGGTCGGCGAGCCGTGCCCGTTCGCGTCCATGCAAACGATCTTTGCCAGGTCCATCAGATTGAGTGTGTCGCTCTCGAAGTATTCGAGGTTTTCTAGCGCGAGCGCGAGCGAAACCTGCGCGCGCGTACGCGTTAAGCCGCTTCTGTAGCGACCACTCGCGCTCATCCTTTGCGGGGATCACCAGCACAGGGTTATGCCAGTAAAGAGACCGCCGCCCGTGCTGGCCGATGCCGCGCCCGTCGTAGGTGAACATGCGGTTGCCGTAGGTCACAACCATATGGCCGTCCGCCGTCACGCTATGCACGCGCCCGTCGCCAAAATACAGGTCATAGACGGCGTCTCCCGCCGTCACGTCGTAGCCGTCGAGTCTCATGCTGTGGCTCCTGATTGACGATCAGCCCGCTTTCATCCTGGAGGCGGAATCTGACTCTGTGCCATCACGCGCTGGACAGGTGCCTGTCTGCCGTCCAGTTGTGGCGGTGGTGTACCGGGCTGCGTCGAAGGTGGCGGGCTGCCGCCTGCCGGGTTCGCGGCGACCGCGCCCGCCGCGTTCGGGCTGCCAAGCACGCCGCTGATTTCCTGACTCACGCCGCTATCGGGGAAGAAGTCGGACAGGTCATAACCGTTCTGTTGCAGCCAGGTACGGATAAGGAACTGCGCGCCTGCCTGCGGAACCAGTCCCTGCTGGATAAACGGCGTGACAACCTGCAATGTCTCGATGCTGCGCGCCTGCGCCTGTTCCTTTTGAAGGATGCCTTCCGCACCCTTGGCGACCACCTTGCAATCCGCCTTGATTGACGGGTCCGGGTCATAGAGCATGTTCCATGTCCAGATCGACGTAATCATCGGCTCGATTGCGTCGCGGTCGATATTCATGATGACGTTCTTGATACCCTTGAGCGCGCCGCCGTATAGCAGCGACAGCCCGCCCATGGTGCTGTTCGACGACACGCCTTGCTGGTTGCCATAGGTGTAGGCTGGGATGCCTGAGAAGTCATCGGCCATCTCCTGATAGCGCGTGAAGATTCCCATTAGCTCCTGTGCGATCGACGGCGCGACGTTGTAGCGCATTGCTGGACCGCCGCCACCTGGCGCGCTCGATGGTTTCGTGTAACGCACGGACCACGGAACGATCACCTCGGGCTTGTCTTCGGAATCATCCAGCCGGTCGATGTCCACCTCAACAACGGGACCACTCGCATAACTCATGTTGCGCACGAGCGCACGCGCCGCGCTATTGGCGACACGCTGCACGTCGCGAACCAGTTGCGGAATGCCTTCGCCCCAAAACTGTCCAGGCAGTTTATTGAACGACGTGACGTGATACGGACGCCTGCCTAGAGGATCAGGATTCAGCAGCGCGCGAATGACGTAATCGCCGACGAGCCAGATTTCGCACTCGTATTGCGCCTGTTCGTCGTCGACGGCGATACCCCATTCCTGCAACAGCTTGCCGTCCACGCGGCCCCAGAAGTCGATCACGTCAATCGTCTCGCTGGACTGCCAGAGCGTTCCCTGTTTCTTTTCCGCCCGCGCGCGCTCGCCATCCGACGAAAGCCAGTCACGGAAACCGTTCTCGTACGTGTCGAGCACGAGCCGGATAGCATCGTCGTCGAAGAACGGCAGACCGATGCAATCGAACAATGCCGCCTTGGTCATCCGCATGCGTTCGATGACGCTGTTCGCATCCTGCGGGTTCGTCGCCTCGGGCGACGGGAACAGGTCAAGCGGCGAGACGCGTTCGCACGCGATCACGGCGCCCGTCGTGACTTCGATCTTGGTGCCGTTCCATTTGAGTGACTTACGATGCCGCACGACAGGCGCTTTCAGCACGCCACCCGGATACGTGACGATGTCGGACTGGAAGCCTTCAAAGACCGCTTTCCAGCCGCATTGCTCCAACTGGTCATTGATCTTGTCCGTCATCCGCTGCGACGCGTCGGCCGCGATCTTCTGCATCTCATGCAGTGCTGTCGCCTTGAGCTGCTTCACGCGCTCGCGGATCTGCGTGCTATCGGCATAGCCGCGCGCCAGAACTTCCTGCCTGACCATGTCGATAACCTGTGCTTTCAGGTCATCGGGCAGTTCCGGTATGGTCGTGGCTTCAATCGTCCACGGTTCATCCTCGGCGTTCACCAGCACGTCTTTCAGCCACGCCTCAGCCGCGCGACACTTGAGGCCGGTAATGTTGATGAAGATGTCGATGCCACCGACCTTGGCCTTGTCCTCGGCGTCATACTCGCCGTTGCGCTGCCGCTCGCACTGGAGCATCACGCGCTCGATACCACTCGAAATGCGATGGTCGCGATTCACGCGCCACGCGGTACGCACGAATGACGCGAGACTGCTGATCGGGTCGCGTGTCTGTTCGCTGCGCGTGTCGTCAAAGCGCGCGCCCGGTATCACCACGTCCTGACGGACCACAGTGAAACCCTTGAGCGCGGCGTGCATGGCGATTCCGGTCAGACAATCAGCACGCCAGAAGCACGCGAGCGCGGGCGCGACTCACGGATGCGCGGAAACTTCGCGCCGATGTCCTTGATGCCCGACATGCAATCCAGAAAGTCATCGTGTCGTCCTGCGGGAAACGTCAGGTATTCGTCATTGATGAACACCTGAACCAGATCGCGCGCCAGTCCTGCGCTGTCGGTCTTCCAGTGCGTACCGGGCAGCCACCACCGACCGGCTTCGAAGTCAGGCGCAAGGCGCTCGATGCGCGTCTCTTTGTGTCCGTGCTCGGCCAGCGGCACAACGGGGAAACGGTAGTTCTCACGGTTCTGCTTTTCCGTGATGTACTCGATCTCCTGTTCGTGGCCGGTCTTTTTGTATCCCGTCAGCAAGGGCTTCCACTTGCGATGAAGCTCGATCAGCAGACGCGGCCGGTCGATGAGCGTCAGGCGGTCATATACGGCGTCGAGCAGGTAAAAGTTCTCGTCGATGTGCAGGCCGATCACGAGCATGGCCGTATAGTCAGATGTCTTTTTCTGCGTGCGCGCCGGATCGACGAGCAGATAGCGATTCATCGCCCACACCGCGCGCGGAATGTCCTGCTGGTCGTAGTAGCGAATCCATTCGCGCCGGAACGTGCCGCCACCGGGTGCCTGCGGGCGTCCCTGATAGAGCGCCGTCCACTCGCGCGAGCCGACCGTGATACGCTTCGCGTCGAGCGCCTTCGCGCTGAACCGTTCGGGCACAAGTGGCTCGCCACGCTTGCGGCCCATCGGGTCGTCATCTTCGGCGAGTGCCGGCAGGTTGATGACCTTCCAGTGCTCCTGCGCGTGCTCGGTCAGCAGCCATCCGGCCAGATCGTCCTCATGCCAGCGCGTGTGCATGACGATGAGAATGGAATCTTCCGTCAGGCGCGGATAGACGACAGACCGATACCAGTCACGCACCATCGCGCGATACGCGGGCGATTCGGCATCGGCGCGCGAACGGAACGGGTCGTCGATGATAAACACCTTGGCGGGAAAGCCTGTCCCGCCCGACCTTATCGTCACGCCCAGATAGTTGCCGCCCGCCGTTGTGCGAAAGTCGCGTTTGGCCGTATTGCCCTGGTCGAGCCTGCAACGCTCGAAGATGGTAGCGTGCATCGGCGACGACACCATCGCGCGCACCGCGCCGCCGTTCAGTTCGACCAGGTCGTCACCGTAGCTCGCCGCAATGATCGGCCACTCGGGAAAGCGGCCCATGATCCACGCGGGCAGCTTGCGCGACACAAGCTCACTCTTGCCGTGTTGTGGCGGCGCGATCACCAGCAGCCGTCCGCGTCCTGCATTCACCACGCGCTCCAACTCACGCGCCAGAAACCGGTGGAAGTCGTTTGCGCGGTAACGCGGATCGACCAGCAGTGCATAGACGACTAGGTTCGAGCGCGCGGCAAGCGCCTGCGCGATGAACGTGTCAGTCGTCGATTTCATAGCCCGCGTCTCGCAGGATTTCTTTCGACGCAGCGATGCTTTGTTCGCGCGGGACCGATGCGGCGACCTGTTCGAGCGTGACGTGTCCGCTGTGCGTCACGTCGGCCTGTGCGAGTCTCGGCTGGAAGTATGAGGCGGCCGCCTTGGCCGCGTCGACACGTTCAGCGAATGTTGGGCGGCGTCGGATCGTCACGCAGACGCCGTCTTTCACGGCCGAATCTTCGAACTCGTCGATGCCGCGCGCCACGCGTAACAGGAATTCATGCGGCAGTTCACCCGATGCCAGCGCGCGCTCGCGCGACTGCTTCGCAAGACTTGGCAGCACACCGGGTTTGCGCCCCGCACCGGGTCGCTTTCCGCCGCGTGGCATGGTTCTCTCGCGTATGAAACGGTCTGATTTGCAATCAGACGAGCAGAACGATAGTCGCGGCCAATGCGCCTGCCAGCGCGCCGACGACAAGCAGCCGCACATGTGCGCAGCACGCGCAGCCTTCGGTGCGCCAGTAAGCCACGTCACCAATCCGATGCAACGGGCTGGCGGGGTGGCTGCAAGGCAAAGTCTTCAAGATGGGCCAGTACATAATCGCGCAGGTGTCGCGGATCGCCGCCGCAGTGCCCGCAGGTTCGGACATAAATCCACCGCGCGAGCGGGATATGCCACAGCCGCGCACCGGGGCGCACATCGACGGGATTCAGCAAGGGAGTAGGCTCCTGACGAACCTCAGAACGGAGCGCCAGAAAGCACAAAGCCCGCACATCGGCGGGCTTTGGCCACAACTGTGGCGCTGTCTATCCACAAAATCTTCTACATTTTTTGTCGAAAGTCAAGATTTTTTGATGGCATTAAAAGCTATGGGAGCGACTGTTTGGCCGCTGTAACGCCGTTCGAAGAAATTCTTGTAATATCTTCACACGAGAACAAAACTTAGGCACGAGAGACCAAATGACGGACAGCGGTATTCCCTTTCGCTTCAAGCGTCATGCGCGCATCGGCGAAGCCGGCGCAGAACTCGACGACGAATTCCTTTTCCAGAGCTTCGTCGATGTTGGCGATTATGATGAAATTCAGAACGTAAAGACGCCAAAACGCATAATCGTCGGGCGAACTGGCAGCGGGAAAACCGCTCTTCTCCGCTATCTGGCATATCGCGAAGAGCATGTAATCGAGCTAGAGCCGGATCAGTTGTCGCTGAACTTCATTTCCAACAACGATGTAATCAAGTTCTTCGAGGACTTAGGGGTGCGGCTGGACCCGTTCTATTCGTTGCTGTGGAAACATATGCTTGCGGTCGAGCTAATCAAGCGGCGATACACGCTCGTCACGGAGGAGAAAACCGACAACTGGCTTTCGACAATAATGGACTCGCTGCGCAAAAAGGACCAGACAAAGGCCCGGGCGCTAGCCTACCTGAAAGACTGGGGCGACAAGTTCTGGATTGAAACTGAATATCGCGTCAAAGAACTAACCACAAAGCTTGCGTCGGAACTCAGCGCCGAACTCGGCGGCAAGGGTGCAGGGATTTCGGCGACGCTTGGAGCCAAAGGTTCGTTAACTGAAGAACAGAAAAGGGAGATAGTTCATCGGGGACAAAAAGTAGTGAACGAGGTCCAGCTTAAGGAACTGGCCGACGTGATCCGCTTCCTGAACGACGATGTCTTTGCAGACGCCCAAAAACCCTACTATGTGACGATCGATAAGCTCGATGAGGATTGGGTTGATGACAGCTTGCGGTTCAAGCTGATTCGTTCGCTCATCGAGGCAGTTAAGAGCTTCCAAAAAGTTCAGAACGTCAAGATTGTCGTTGCACTTCGATATGACCTACTTCGCCGCGTGTTCTCGGCAACAGCCGACGCGGGATTTCAGGAGGAAAAGTACGATCCGCTTATTCTTCGACTCAAGTGGAATCGAAGCCAGATCGAAAAGCTTTTGGATCAACGGGTCGGCGCTTTGGTACGGCAACAATATACAGCCCGGACCGTGAAGCTGAAGGAAATATTCCCGGAGAGGGTCGGCAGGACATTCTTTTTAGACTATCTCATGCAACGCACAGCAATGAGGCCCAGAGACGCGATCCTTTTCGTCAACGCCTGTCTGGGTCTTTCTGAGCAAGCAAGTCAAGTCCGGGTCCAGTCAATCTACGAGGCGGAACGCGAATATTCAGTCGGCCGACTCAAGGCGCTCGTGTATGAATGGAAAAACTTGTTTCCGTCGATGGAAGTCGGCGTGCCCCTTATCGAGAAGACGCAAATCGAGTTCAAAATTTCAAGTTTAGATAAGGTGCTGGTTGACCGAGTGATCGAAGGGTTGGCAGGTATGAACGAACCTCGTGATCCTGCATGCGAAGCCGCGACCATCTATATGAACTCTGCGTCAGCCAGCAAGCATGCCGTCGTAGCGGCTGTGTTCAGAACTTTCTTCGATGTCGGACTAGTCGGTCTCCGCTTTGAAGGAGGAAGCGGCACGATATGGTCTATCGACAACGGCGTCGGGTTTTCCGCCAGTCAGATTAAGCCGAACACGAAAGTGCAAATTCACCCGATGTTTTATCAAGCGCTTCATACTGCTTTTGCTGCTCCATAGTTGTAGTGCGCATCAACTTCGACGGAAGGTACCATGGACAGTATGACGGTCGAATTATTGAGTGTTCCCAACGATAGCAACGTCCCGTAGCAACGCGTCAATGTGCGCATACGCGCGGTCGAGTTCGCCGATTTGATGACGCGTTCCCAGCAGCGCGGTCTCGATTTTTGCCGCATGTTCAGCAACGGTCTGACGGTGGACCCCGTACCCTAATGCGAGGCTTGAATCCGTCATGCGCGCGCCGAGTAATGCGTTACCAATCAGCCGTTGACGCAGTCTGAAATACGTCGACCTGCCAGCAAATAGCGGCGTCATTGCGCGAGCGAGCAAGCTGATTGCCTCACTCCACTCCGGGTTCGGCATTCGTCCGCAGCAGCAGGCCCGCCCGCACGTACAGACCATGTCCGGCAGCGCATAGCGCCCGACGATAAGCGCGCGTTGCAGTGGCGTCAGCTTGTCCAGTTCGGCGCGAATCATGCCCGCCTGCGCAGCGCCGTCAACACCCGACAATCCCTTGCCGATGCGCGATGGTCCACGTAGCCCCGCGAGCTCGGACGAACTGTGTTGCTGCGAAACGAAGCGCAGCGCGAAGCGTAGCGCCGCCTCGGTGCTGTCGAACACCACACTCGCGGATTCGCAGTCCGGTGTCATTGCTTCGCGTCCTGCTGCGCGATGCTGGGGTCAGCCGGGACGGAACCGACGAGCGCCGTGCGCGCTATGCGCGCGATATCGGGCAGCACAAGCGCGGATTTCGATTGCTCGGCAGTCTCCGCGATGCACGCGAGCGCTTCGCGAAGTCGTGTCACGTCATGCAGCGCACGGGCGCGCAGATGGTCGGCGTAGGTCACTCTCAACTCCCGTTGTCGAAGGTTCATGTCATGCCTCCAGTGGATCGGGGCACGCGAGCGCAAGCGTGTCCTGCTGCGCGGTCAGTGGTCGAACGATGATTTCCGCGCGCGGATTGGCGCGGTCGATGCCGTGATAGACGAACTTCTGCCGTACCTGCCTGTCGTTCCGGTAAACGCCCGCCTGTACGAGTTCACGGACCTTCACGCCGTTGCGCAGCACATACGCGTATCGGTCCTGTAGCACGTCGAGCACAACGGCCTCGTCCAGATCCGGCCGCTCGCTCGCGTAGAAAATGCGCAGCCGCACACGCACGGGGCCGGTCAGCCGGACGCGGCATTGCTGCGGAATCTGTCGAAGCGCGGCGCGTTCATAGGCGAGCGCCTTGTCGCTTTTTCGAATGCGCGGTCGACGGCGCAGTTCGCCCGTATCGGAGTCGCGAAAGCGGAGCGTGACCAGTTCTCGGCTGTTCGCCTTGCTGGCGGGTTCCCCTAAAATCTCGAATGCGAGCGTCATCATGTTCGGCTCGCTCCGAAACATCTCTCACGAGGCATGCTACGATTCCGCGCAAAAAAACCGTCGAGGTCGTAATGAAAGCCGTCAGGGAACTGCGGGGTATCGTAGCCATCAGCATTGGCATGGTGGTTTGGCTCTGGGTCATTCTTCGCATCAGCGATGCCGCGGGTTCGAAGAAAGATTTTTGGGACATCTTGACTGCGATAGGCACATGCGCGGCTGCCATCATTGCGCTGTTTTTTGGTATCGGACAGCTGCTTGCAACTCGCAATGTTGCGAAAATTCAGGCACGTCTTATCGCAGCACGACTCTTGCCGAAGCTGACCGCTAGTCAAGAGGCAATGATCAGTCTCGTATCGCTTTTGAACGAATACGATGCCGATGAAAAGAACGTACACGTTCGAAATGGCTGGTTTATTCGTTGCGGGAAAGCTGCACACGCTGCAAAGCTCAATGTTCCTTTGATCGAATTGACGGGACTCGCACCGTTGCCAAACGACTGCGCGATGCATGTTGCACGGGCGTCGGCAGTCATCGACACGATCATCTACAACTTTGACAGCTTCGACTCCGGTTACTGGACTGTCGGGGCTCCCGAAGAAGTGCGAGAAAAGTTCATCTCCAGCGTCCTGAAACGAACCAAAGAAAATATGGAAGTGGTGGCCGACGCCTTCGACATCTGCCTTAATGCATACAACGAGGGTTCGGATATAGCAGACAGCGCGGCGCGCTCTATCGCCAGCTTCAATGATGCAAATGGTGGCACCCATAAGAATGTCTCCTGAAAGAGGGACTCGATACGTCTTTGCGTCCCATCGTTAATCATCCTGTCACCCGTTCCGGTTCCTCGTCGTCTTCGCCAGGTTCGCGAGACGGCATCGCCGCCGCCGCGCTACTTCCGATGACCTGAAGCGCGGCGCGCCAGCGCGCGCGCTGTGTGTCCGTTGCGCTCGCGGCATACGCACGTCCTGCTGGTGAACCAACCGCATCGAGCGCGCAGCGCACGGCTTCAGGCGGCGGCGCGTTCGTGGGCTTCGCAGCAATGCGCTCGAGCAGATCGAACGCCCATTGCGCAGACGCCTCGCGCTTTGCGAGCGGCGCAAGCGTGGCGCGCATGCGTGCGACGCAGTCGCGGCTCGAAGGCGGCGGTGTACGCGGACCCGCGCCACTTTCCGTTGCAGCCTGCGCCGCGATACGTCGCAAACCGTCGCGTACCGCGTCAAGCAGAAAGCGCTCAAGCCGCGCAAGCCACTGCTGCACGATCGGACGGCCGGGCCGGTACGGCGACGCATCCAGTTCGCACGGCAGCAGGTCAGCGTGTCCCGCGTCAAGCAGCCGTTGCTGGACCGAGCGATATACGCGCGGCCAGTCATCCGCACCGACATGCGCGCGCACGTCGAGCGTGGCGGTGTAGATCGCGCGATGACTGCGCACGATGCGTGTCACCGTGTCGGCCTCGCCTGCGTCGGCTTCGAAGTGGCAGAAGCACCACCATTGCCCGCCACGGCCGACCGTGCCGAGCAGCGGGCATGCGCGCGAGCTGCACTGGCCCCAGCGCTCGTCAGGTGCCGCTGTCCCGCTGTCGGTTTCTTCGCTCACGTTCGCACCTGTCGCCTAGTGCAGACGGTCGCGGCGTGTCTGCGCCGCCTGAATCCGCCCGATGAAGGTCTGCATGCTTTCGCCGGGACGCGCTTCGGCAATGCCGAGTTCGCGAGCCAGCGCGTTCAGCGCGCCGCCGTCGAGCGACCGCAGCGGCACGCTGTTGCGCGAACCGTTCGCACGCGGCGGCGCGCGGGCCTTGTGCGCAAACACGGTCACGAATCCGGCGTTCACGGGCGACAGGTCGCCGCTTGCTTCGCGCTCCGCGACAGCCGCGTCGTAAGCGTCCCGCAGCTCGTCGAGCGTCAGCCGTAGCTGCGCGAGTTCGATGATTTTCGGATGGCTTGCCGTGATGCCACGCGGAGCCTTGTGCCGTTCGCGTTCCCATTCGCGCAATGCCTTCGACACCTCGGCGGCGGCGAGCGGCGCATCGTGCGCGCGCGTGCGAGGCGTACCGCTGCCGTCGTTAGTACCGTTGGTTTTTTTTACTGATGAACCCGATGAACCCGATGAACCCGATGAACCCGGCGTACATGTGCTGCCAATGTCACTAGATGGCTCGCCAATGTCTTTACTTGGTCGGACCATGTCACGGCTTTGCTTACGTTCAGCCTGACATTCGCATGGCGGGATGGTGGATTCAGGCTCGTGCGGGTGCGGTCGCTGGTGCTTCGTCCAGTTGTGGACCTGGATGTAGCTGACGTCGTCGACGACGTAGCGCTCGATGAAGCCCGCGCCTTCGAGCATGCCGAGTAGCGAATCAACGTCGGCGTCGTGGTCATACGGCAGCACTTCGGCATGTATGCGAGCAGGCCGGTCTTCGAGCCTTCCGGCACGATCCGCAATCGTCCATAGTCCCTGGAACAGCAGGCGAGCAAGGGGTGGCAGCGACCCGAGCAGTTCGTTCGTGAAGAACTTCGCTTTCAGCAGACGCGCGCGGGCCATGTCATGCTCCTGTGCCGTTGGCGTGACGCGGCAGCGCGTCGACCATCTCAATCCGCCGCCCGAGCCAGGAAAGCACTGGCACCGTAATTGAATTGCCGAGAGCGCGATAGCGCGCACCGTCCGACGACCAGCGCACACGCGTCTGTCGCGCCTTGCGCGGCAACGGAATCAGCGTGTAGTCGTCGGGAAAACCCATAAGGCGCGCACACTCTCGCGGCGTGAGGCGTCGGACCTGGAGCGCGGGTATCATCAACGCGCCGACGCCTAAACCGTCGCGCCCGCCGTTTGGCGTGATAAGCGCGTTCGCGACATCGTCTGTGCGCAGTTCGAGATTGCGGCCGTTGTCGCGGCCCCGTATCGCGAGCGTGTACGGAAATGCAACGGCCGCGTGACCGCCGCCGAACCCGTCGCCACGCAATGAACCGGGTACTTCACTGACGCTGTTGCGGGTCTTACCGCTAGCCTTGCAGTCGAACGCGATCGCGGGCGCATGCGCTCTCGATGCCAGCGGGTGACAGGGATCGCCCGCGCGCGGATGACTGACGTTCGCCGCGCTAGTGATCTGTGTTGTATCGAACGCTATCGGTACGAGCGGCGTGCCGCGCCCGGTTCCGTCTTCGCTCGCATCGAAACCTTCACATCGAAGCGCATGCGCAACAACGTCCATGCTGCCGCCAGCTGTGGATCTGGCGCGCAACGTCGGCATCAGGTCTGTACCGACCTTGGGTGTTGTCTCGCCGTGGATACCATATGCAATCGCGTTGCCGGGCGCGACTAGCAGCGTTTCGGTTTCGGCGTCGATGCGCTCGTTGCTCGATGTGAGCGAGCGTGCAATGTCGGGAATCAGCGCGCCGTCGCATTCGGTATCGGTGCCGAGTCCGCCACCGCTGCGAGTGCGAGCGCTAAGGGTTCCGGTAATGTCTTGCCCCGTTTCGCGGCGCGGCGCAGGATGCCCAAGCAGGCAGTCGCGCTCAAAAAGTACCGCGGCGGCACGACGCCAGTCTCCAAGACATCCGACAACGAACACACGACGGCGTCGCTGGGCCAGTCCGAAGAACTGAGCGTCAAGAACGCGGTAGGCGAACCCATACCCGAGTTCTGCCAGCCCGCAAAGGAAGGTTCCAAAATCCCGTCCGCCGTCCGATGACAGCACACCGGGGACGTTTTCCCATACCAGCCAGCGGGGAGCGTATCGGCGAGCAACAGCAAGAAAGGTGAGCATGAGGTTGCCACGCGGATCGTCCAGTCCCTTGCGCAGTCCGGCGACGCTGAATGACTGACAGGGGCTGCCGCCGACGAGAACATCGGGATCTGCGTCGGGCCACCGGGCGAAGCGTTTAACGTCGCCATAGTTCGGCACTTCCGGGTAGTGATGCGCGAGCACCGCGCACGGGAACGCGTCGATTTCGGCGAACGCGAGCGCCGACCATCCAAACGGTCGCCATGCGACCGTCGCGGCTTCGATACCCGCGAACACGGAGAGATAGCGCATGACGCGCCCGCATCGCGCTTACTGGTACGCCTGCATTGCCTCGTGCTGTGCGACCAGCATCGCGGACGCGGCAAGCCCTGACGCATCGCGCAACAACGCATGGCCGCGCGCGTCCAACTCGCGAATCTCTCGCAGGCGTGCGCCGACTTCGAAGCGGATCAGTTCGGCGTCACGCAGCACCACACGCGCAGCGTGCTCGTAGTCATCAACCGTCAGCGCACGATGGCTGACGCAGATGATCTGCGTACGTCCCTTGCCTGGGAGCAGTGGACCAACGAATACATCGCCTGACTGTTCGGGATGCGTGCTCATGCCAACCTCCAGCAGAACGGACGGCACGTTTGCACGAAAAGCGCACAACGGATTAAAGCCTTCAACCGCCCGGAGACAATCCCGAATCTAGATTTTCTTTTTGAATAAATCAAACGCCAAAGATGCGATTTTTGGAAATAGACAAACTATTTAATATCATTTTAAGTTGCACAGAGTGGCATAGAGTTGCATAGAGTTTCAAAATATTTTTTTATGCCAATAATAAGCATGCTAAGTGAATGTCCCTATCGTTTTATTTGCGTTTGCACAATGAAGGCTGCGCGTCGCTGCAACGCGAACCGACATCAACACTGTGTATGTGTAAGCGTGGACCATCTGCCTACGGGCTGCTGCGGCCCACGGTAAACTTTGAGAACGCGATTCAGTGTCACATGGCACCCGATACGACACGGACTGTCGCACTGCAAAATGGCATTTCTGCCATCTTTCTGAGCGGTTGCAATTCCTACCGCGCGCACTATTCTCCAGCACATTCCGTCGGAAAAATTCAGGCAGTCATTAACGCCCACGGATAGACCGGGTGTTATTCAGACAGTCGCGGCCGGACATTTAATTTCCCAAAACCTATATCGACGATTAACGCCGGGGGAAGGTTTGCGTTCGCGCGTTTTAAAGGAGCAGACATGCGAATCGTGATCGAAGGCACTGACGAACTGACCGAGCTGCTCAGGGCGCGACAGACGATTGAAGCGCTACTGCGGCCGCTGATCGCGTTCGACGCCCGTCTCGCCAGCCGCGGCGTTGCACCAGCCGACGACGCAGTCGTGCTGGTCAATGACTTGCCGCTGCCACTACGCGTTCGCAATGCGCTTGCGGCCGGAAACATCGTCACCGTAGATGATCTGGCGCACTGCACGCCCGCGAAGCTGCGCGCGCTGCCGCGCATCGGTCGCTGGTCCGTACTCGAAATCGAGGATGCACTTGCCACTGTTGGCAGGACGCTCGAACTGGACTTTAGCCGGATTTTTTAAACGTACAGGCAACACGACAGGCGTCAGGGAGAAAACGCAATGGATCGTGAAGCATTTGTTGCCGCGCGCAGGACGGGCGTGGGCGGGAGCGATATAGCATCTGCGCTCGGACTCGACCCGTACCGTACCTCGCGCGAGCTTTATGCGATCAAGACGGGCGAACTGCCGGACGGCGACGATACGCGACTCACCCGCGCCGGCCGCATGATGGAAAGCGCGATAGCGGACCTTTACGCACTCGAATACGGCGTCACGCTACGCAAGAAACATGTTGCGGTTGCCTGTCCGCAATGTCCGATCATCCACGCGAACGTCGACCGCCTGATCGTCGGGCAACGCGCGGGACTCGAATGCAAGAACGTCGATTCGATGGTCCACAGGATGGGCGGCGAGTGGGGTGAGCCGGAAACAGACATGGTTCCCATGCGTTACCTGCTGCAATCGCTGACATACGCGATGTGCTTTGACTATCCGGTCTGGTATATCGGCGCGCTCGTCGGCGGCAATGACCTGAAACGCTATGTCATCCGGCGCGACGCCGAACTCGAAGCGCTGATCGTGGATGGCGTGGTCGATTTCTGGTCACACGTCGATCGGCGCGAGCCGCCGCCACTCGACTACACCCACCCGGCCGCGCTCCGGTTCCTGAAACGACTCTATCCCGGCACGAACGGCGAAACGATTACGCTCGATGCCGACGCGCTGCACTGGCACGCGGTAGGGATGCAGGCCGATGAACGCGCGAAACATTACGAAGCCGTCTCGAATGGTGCTCGCGCGCATCTGCTCGATATGGTCGGCCCGAATGCTGTCGGTCTGCTGCCGGATGGAAGCGGCAGTTACCGGCGCAAGGAAGTCGCCCGCAAGGGATACGAAGTCGCACCGACGACGTATATGGACTTCCGTTTCGTCAAACCCAAGGGAGGAAGCGATGAACGAGTTGCAGGTTGTTGACGACAAGCCGCCTGACCTGTCGCCGCGCAATTTCAACGAACTGATGGAGTTTGCCGACACACTCGCGAACTCGAATCTGGTGCCGAAGGATTACATCGGCAAGCGCGACAACATCATCGTCGCGATGCAATGGGGCAGCGAACTCGGCCTAAAGCCGATGCAATCGTTGCAGAACATCGCTGTCATCGGCAACCGGCCGTCCATTTGGGGCGATGCCATGCTCGCGCTCGTGCTCGCGTCGCCCGTCTGCAAGGACGTGATCGAATACTTCGAGGGCGACGGTGAATCGCTGACAGCCGTTTGCATCGCGCAACGGCACGGGCGCGGCGACAAGAAAGCCACGTTCTCGCTGGCCGACGCGCGAACCGCCGAACTTGTGAACAAGGATGTCTGGAAGAAGTATCCGCCGCGCATGCTCCAGATGCGCGCACGCGGTTTTGCGCTGCGCGACCAGTTCGCCGACGTGTTGCGCGGCATGCCAATGGCCGAACTCGTCATCGAGCAGGCTCGCAACATGGGACCGGTCGACGAAGTACCGCGCTCGACGCCGGAACCCGCGTCCGGTTCGCGCACCGACGCGGTCAAACAGAAACTGAAAAAGCAGCAGTTGCCGACGCTGGCCGACGTGCTGAAAGAGATCGACGACGCGCAGGATGCGGCTGCCATGCGCAAGGCGGGCGACCGCGCCGCACAACTTATCGATGAAACGGAGAAGGTGCAGGCCCGCGAGCGCTGGCAGCACAAGCTGGAGACGTCGCGCTCTCCCAAAGCGCCCGCGCAGGACGGCACGGCCCCAAACCCGGTCGTGACCTATGCAGAAGTCGCCGACGCTATCAGGAACGCCACGAACCGCGATGATCGCGCGGCAGCGGCCGACCTGATCCGTCACATTCCATCGGAAGAACAGCGCGTTGAACTCGGCGAACTGTACGAGCTGGTCGCGCGCGAACAGGGAGATTTGCCATGAATGAACGCGAGAGCATCAAAGGAAAGATCAATGGCGACACGCCAGTTCCGACGATCTTCGAGGAATGGGAACGCCTTGCCGGAAGGCTGATACCAGTTGACGCCGGACGAATGCAGCGCCTGATGATGCGCGCGGCCTACCTCGCAGGGCTAACTACAGTTCTGCATCTGACGGACCTGATTGCGGAAAAGCTCACGGAAGAGGATGGCGCGAACGCAATCGCCAGGCTGCACGAGGAAGCAGACAAGTTTTCGGCCGACCTGATGGTGGACGGTATCGAGTTCGCGCTGAGTCGCGCTGGCGCGAGGTTTTGACCATGTTCACGCTACAGCACCATCCCGTGAAAGTCGCGCACCTGAATGTCAGAAGCGAAGCGCACGGCGACCAGGAGCGCACCGCGATCGACATCAAACTGACGTTCGATCTGCCGTGCGACGCGCTCGACAGCATGAGTCCGCAACTGCGCTCGTCGCTGTACCTGCTCGATGGCAAGAAGCCGCCGATGCTAAAGCATCCACGCCTGGGGCCGCTGCGCTGGACGGGCGAGTACAAGCACGTCTCTTTGCACCTTCACGCGTGCGACCTGTTGAGCGACGAGGTTGTGATTGCGGATACGCGATTCTGCAAGATCGTCGCGTCACCAAAGGAAGGCGGGACATGTGCCTTTACCTGTCAAGTCCAGGCGCACCCACACGAAGACGACGCGGGCAGGCTGCTCATGCTGCTCAAGCGTCAGGTTCCAGCGACGGTCGATACACTCGACGCCAACGACGGTACGGAAGCCGATCAATCCTGATGCGACGGGGCGCATCGTTCAGGGAGCGCTGTCATGGACGAACCCAAGACTATCGGGCAATTCTGCGCGATGGTCGAAATCAGCCGTTACACGTATTACCGGATGCGCAGGCGCGGCGAAACCCCGAGAGAAACGCCCGTGACGGCGCGCCGCACCGTCATCCTGCCCGAGTCGTTGCGCGAATGGTTTATCAAGCGGGATCAGGAAGCGCGAAAGAAGACTGAACCGACGCCAAAGCCCGTCAGGAAGCGGAGGCCGAAGCAGAAGAAAGAGCCGAACGGCTCTATCGAGTAGCAATCGGGCGGCGCGTTCTGCGCCGCCACTCGCCGGAAACATACAATTGCGCGATTGCCGGGACAGCTATCGTGCCCGTGCGATAGGTCTGAGTTCACGCAGCGCCTTGAACGAGATCTAGCGCATCGCGGTATAGCATGGGCACCCAAAAAATCGGTGCATCTTTTGCACCCCTGCGTTCGAAGAATCCCGCTTCAACAAGTTTTTCCGCAAGTTCTGACGTTTTTTCGGCTGAACAATTCCATAGCGCCGCCAATGATCCTAGCGTTTGCTGCGCTTTTTCCCGCTCAAGTTTATGCAGGAAAGGTAGAAGCCCAGGGTTCTCAGCGCATAGCGTTTGCTCATAGCGTGCTTTCGAAACGGCAGGCAAGGCTAAACGGATCGCATTTTTACCAATGAGGAGATTGTCCTCAGGCTCGGAATTCCCAAGCTCGGTCAGCTTAAGTTGCTCTTCACGCGCCGCCAAAAGCAGGTGGATCAACTCCCTGGGAGCCGTGCGCTTGCTTCCATCAGCTGTTCGCGAAAGCATCCAATCTAAAGTTTTTGGTCGATTTTTACCAATATCGATTTGCTCCGGGAACACTCTGTAGAAGAACTCCCGTTGTAGCTCTGCCGTAGCCAGAACCTCGATACGATTGACGCCGTAATAGTTGCAAACGGCTTCATTCGCGAGAAGTCGCCGGACAATGAGATTCAACAGAGATTGCTCGGTCCACGAAAGAGTCAACGACCGCGTTACGTGACTCGCCTCTCTAAAGCCGCCTGAAACAATCTTGCGCCAAATGTCGTCCCTGAGGAAAATTTTCGTCTTGATATGCGATAGACCGAGCGTGTCGAGGTATGTCCTGAACAACGCCCGCAGCGCGTTGCCCTCCAGCGTATCCGATTCTGCAAATGCAACGTCCAGCCGGTCCAACACAAGCCAAACGGTGATGTTCACCTGTTGAAAGCCGAGATTCAATTGCGATAGCAAGTCGTCGAGCGACCGATATCCGGCTGTACGTTGCTCGCTCGTCGGCTCACCCAACGTGATCTTTCCGGTAAACGTCAGGCCTGTATGCGGGTCTGTGACGCCGCCTTCCACATGAGGTATGAACTTCCGCAAATATCCAAGTGCTGCTCGCAGTCGCGAAAGCAACGTCACCCCCGGCGCGAGTAGCCCGTGTTCCGTAAGGACGTGGATCACGCTTTGCGCGGCCGGATTCTTTATATTTTGCGAGGTCAGTTGATGTCGAAGATAGTCTGCTGCAATCGACAAAAAATAGAGCTTCCACAGCCCCCGAAATTGCTCCTCGGATAACGGCTGTTCTGCGGTCAAATCGCGAAATACGGGCGTGCCACGCGGATTCTCCGCTGCCAAAAATAGAGTACGCCTTCCAAGCCGAAGCTCATCTTTTTTTGCAACCAATAGCGAATAAAGAGCGCTCTTTCCCGCGCCTTTTGAGCCAAACACAATGTCCACTTCGCCAGAAAGGAGCCTTCTCCATTGATCTGTTTCAACGAAATAAGAATGCAAATGATCGCCTTCATCCTCTGCAATTCGGCTTCCGAACCCCGCATCAGCTAACACTGCCTTTCTGGTCATATTTATTTTTCCGTAGTTCATTGGCCTTCTCCCGGTGAAGCCCAAAAGAAAACAATGCGTCGAGACCTGCTCGATGGGTAATCGAATTTTGTGTCTCTGTTGAGGTTCCGGTCATTTTATCTGAACTATGCCGCTTGCTCTCGCTGATATACATTCGGGCAAAAAAATTGGGGGCAGATGCGAAAGAACGATCTTCTCGTCACGCCGCCGCGTCGAGAAGGTTGTTTGCTACCTGCTGTCCACGCGCTACAGCATTGATCGCACCAGCGGCGAATTCGCGCGAGCGATGCGCGTAGCGCATTGTCTGTTCGATCCGCCGATGCCCGAGCCATCGGCTGACGAGGTCAAGTGGTGCGCCGCCTGTAACGGCCCACGTCGCGAACGTATGTCTAAGATCGTGCCAGCGGAAGTTACGGATTTTTGCCACGCGACGAACGTGATCGAATGCCTTGATTTCCCGCTGCGTGCCGCCGAGCGCGTTTGGAAAGACAAGCAGGGGGTGGACATTGCCGTTGAAACACTGCGCGCGCCACGCGGTCAGCACGGCAAACAGTTCATCGTTGATAGGGACCACACGCGAGCGGTTCGTCTTGCTGGTGCGTACAGTAATCTCGCGACCATACATGTCGATGTCGGTCCAGTGTAGGGAAAGCTGTTCCTTTCGGCGCAGTCCCGAATTGAGCGCGAACAGGACGGCGGGCTTTACCAGGTCGGCAAACGTTCCGTTAAGCTTGGTCGCCTGACTGTTGACGCGTTCGGCCCACAGTTGTGCCTCACGTTTGTCCAGCGCCTGGTGCAGTCGCTGTGCTTCGTCCCAATGCAGCCACCGGACGCGCTCCGGTCCTTCATCGGTTTTTGCCACGTTCTCTGCCGGATTCGTGGTTATCACGATGTTCCCGACCGCATGACTGAGCAGCCCCTTGAGCTTGTTGAGCTTGCTGTTCATCGTCGCGGGCTTGACGCGCTGTTCCGGCTGATCGTTGACAGCCGGACGCAACACGCGCGACAGTTCGGCCGTTTTCCAGTCCGAAATCTCTTTGGTCGTGATCTGGTTCAACGGGCGGTCGAGCCACGACGCGAACGTCTTTTGAATATCCGCGACGATGCGCGCGCCGGTCGACCGCTCGGCCCTAACGAATGGGCCGTAGGTGCCGGTCAGGTACTCCCCCAGCGTCGGGACCACCTTGACCCGGTCGGCATCGTTCGCGCGCTGCTCGCGTTTCGCAAGAATGGTGCGGTTGTCGTCGGTGCTATGCTCGACCGTCGCGGCAAACTTCGCCGCCATGTCGCGCGCCTTGCCGGGTTCCGTTCCCGGCCAGTTCGCGATCAACCGGCTGCCTTGCTGACGTTTGCCGTCAGTAGTGCGCGGTTTGTCCCACCGATAATAGAAAGCGACCGAGCCGGTCGGGGATACCTTGATGCAGAAGCCGCGCAGCTTTTCGTCGGGAATGTAGCGCGACTTCCCGTTGCCCTTGATGGTCAGCAGGAAATCGCGGTTGATGTTGACGCGTGCCAT